GGAAAGACCCGCCAGTTCTGCCAGCAGGGAGCGCTGCTGCTCAAGCTCCCGCGTGGCGGCACCTGCGGCGCCTTTGTCGGCCACCCGTGCCTTGTAGGCGGCAATTTGGCGCTCAATGTCGCGCTCTATTTCGAGCTGTGCCTTGCCTGCAGCCTTGCCTGCAGCCAATCCGACATTGCGAATGCGCGTGATTTCCTCTTCCTGCTGTTGCTGCTTGGACTTGTTGGCGTTGACGATCTTGGTCCATTCCGCCTCGTTCTCCACAGCCTTGGCGCCCTGGGCCTGTGCCGCTGCGTTGTCGTTTGCCAGCGTGATCTTCTTTTCCAGTAGACGTATCTGTTCCTTGAGATCTGCTGTGGCCTGGCCGTCCTTGATGCCGAGGCTGGAATTGCGTTCCTGCTGACGTGCAAGGTTCTCGCGCAGTTGTGCCAGGGTCTGCTGGTCGGTGTTGGCGCGACCTACGTTGAGGATCGCATCCCAGCCGCCTTTTGCAGCGCCGGTCACCGCATACCAGGCGCGCTCGATATAGCCCAGGTTGGCGACCAATTCGTTCTTGCGGGCCTCCATGGCGGCCATGTAGGCCTGCTGGGCCGCCGCGCCAGCCTCTTCCTTGCGGCCCTGCTCATCCAAGGATCGGATGTGCTGGTACACAGCCACGGTCAGGTGGTGGTATTGCTCATTGAGCTTGAGGCTGGCCTGCAGCGGTGCCTTGCCCAGTTGCTCCAGGTCGGAGACGGTGGCTTTGACCGGCTGACCCACGTACTTTTCCAGGCCCATGGCCGTTTGGGAGAACTGCTGCAGGTTCTCCCGAGCGACGGCGCCGCTGGCGGCCATCTGGGTCAGCGCGGCCGAGGCGCTGCCCTGCGTGCCCGTCACCTCGGCGATGGCGCGGGCCATGTCGGTGAGTTGACCCACGGTGGTACCGGCTGCGTTGCCGCTCATGAGCACGGCGGCGCGAAAGCCATCGGCCTCCTGGGAGCCTTGGTAGTACGCAAGGCCCAGCACCGCGCCTGCGGCGGCGGCAGCGGTGAAGGGGTTGACCAGGCCCAGTACGTAGCCTGTCAGCGCCTTGGCGGCCGGGATGGCGCCGCCGAACATGTCCTTGAGTTGTCCACCTTGCTGAAGGAATACGGTCAGAGGCGACTGCCCTGCCTGAATGCTGGTGACGATGTCGGTGAACTGGGCCGGCACGCCCCGCAAGGCCGCTTCGGTCTGCCGCGCTGAGATGGTGGTCTGCCCCAGCGCGGCCTGGGCAACGGTTCCGACGACCGCTGCCTTTTGGCTGGCTGTGTCCGCGGCGGCGCCGATGACCCCGGCTGCCTGGCGGCCTGACTGGGTGATTCTGTCGATGGCCGCTGCTGCCGTGTTGCCTGAGCTGGCCGCCTGAGAGAGCTCGCCCAGCTTTCCAGAGATGGCCTGTACACCCGTGGCCGCGTTGGTGGCGCTGCCGCTGACCTGCGCCGCAAAGGCCTGCGCTGTCTGCCCGGCCTTGGTGAATTCGGTGGTGTACTGCACGGAGTCCACGTGCAGCTTGACACCCACCTTGAATTCATTGGACATGCGCGACTTCCCCTGCGTTGCTGCTTATCGTTGGTTGAGAAACTTGCGTGCCTCGCCTTCGAGCACGCGGACCATCCAGAGCACGTTGCGCTGCTCCCTTCGCTTGACCCCCAGCATCTGCATTGCCGAGTGCATGGCTGTGTTGTCGATGCCCTCGTAATAGAGGAGGCCGATGCCGACCAGCACGCGCCAGTTGCGCTCGCAGGCCAGGAAAACTTCCCACGCCTGCCACTGCTCGGGCGGCAGCTCGAAGTCGGCGGGGTCTTCCTCGCCCTCCGGGGTCACCGCTTCGGTCGCCGCCATGGCCTCATCGGGATCGACGCCGAGCTGCTCCCACTGGGCTCTCAGCTCGGCCTGCTCGTCATCCGTGGTGGCGTCGCCGCCGGCCGCGCTCAGGAAGTGGTGGCGGACGGCAGCTCGGAGTTTTTTGCGACTTCCAGCGCCTCCCTCACTTTGCGCATGTGCTCGAAGTAGGCCTTCACGAGTGCCTCTTCGAATCCGTCCCAGTCTTCCACCAGCTCCTCGCGCTGCCTTTCGGTATAGATGACCGGCTCGCCCGCCTTGTCCTTGAGATCCCAGTCCACCAGCACGCGGTCCAGGAACTGCTTGTCGTTGATCTTCTTGGCAGCGAGGTCTTCGTCGAGCTGCTTGCGCTCGCTGGTTTTAAGGCGCTTGAAGCGCACCTTGAAATCGACAATCTCGGGTGCGCCTAGATCGCCGGCCAGGGCGAGTTGGGCGTTGGCCCAGAAAGCGACAGATGCGAGCACTACGGACATGGTTGTGATCCTTGGAGAAATGAGGTTGCTTGGGGTGAAAAATCAGGCGGGGGGCCGCAAGGTCAGACAGTGATGGACCACTCGTCGTTGCCCAGGTCCGATGGGATGAGGCGCAGCGGAACAGTGATCATCTGCACGCCCTGTTCTTCGCCAAAGCTGGGTTTGCCGATCTGCGCGCGCGCTGCCGCAATGGAAACGGTGTTGGTCGCGGCCTGGCCGTGCTTGAGGAGCAATGGCACCTTGGCGCGGGCCCGCGCCATTTCGATCCAGTTCTTAGTCGCCACGCTGGTGTTGCGAAACGTGACGCTAGCGGTGGAGGTACGCCCGGTGATCTCGGCGGCGTCCCAGTTCATCAGGTCCTGCTTTTCCACCTGGTTGCCAAAGTCAAAACTAAAGGCACTGGCCGCCGCGTTGAAGCCGTCCAGGGACAGGGTGGTGTTGAGCTTGTTCACGCCCAATGGACGCTGGAACTTGGTGTAGTTGACGGCAGGCATGGAGGCCAGGTCTTCCACCGGGAAAAAGGCGCCTGTGAAGTCAAAGGTCCACTTGGGGATCTTCTTGGCGTCCACGACCGCCTTGCAGTTGCCGCGCACGCCACCCATCTTGTAGAGCTGCTTGTCGATGACGGCATAGATCGTGATGCTCTCCGCGCCCTCGGTGACTGGCGCGAAAACGGTACCGGCGCTGGCGCTGGGCCCGGGCGTGTTGGTCACGTTGGCAGAGCAGGCACGCATCAAGGCCGTGTAGCCAGGCAGCGCCCCCGCCGTGCCGACACCGGCCAGCCCAACGCTGAAGCTGATGGAGCGGTACAGCGTCACCAGTGCGGTTTCTGATGCGCCAAAGAAGGGACGCATGATTTCCTCGTCGACTTCCTCCCCCTCGATGGGGACGAGGTTCACGTTGGAAACTTCCATGGCGTCCACGGCCGTGGGTACGACCAGCGTGCCGTACACGGTTTCGGTGACAGCCAGGATGGCCATCTTGCGAATGAAACGTGGGGTGCTCATGCTTGCTCCTTGGTGGCTTCAGTGGGGGCTTCCAGGGTTTGCGCCACGCGAACCCGGACACCGTCTTTCATGGTGTAGAGGCCGCCTTGGCCGTGGAAATCGTTGGCCGCCTGGGTGGCCTGGCCGGGGAAAACCAGGGCGGGGGTTCCGGCGACGGTGCCGGTTGTGGCCGCCGTCTTGGCCGTTTCTTCGGCCGTGGTGTCGCTTGCTTTGGCATTGGCTTTGCTCACGGGTTGCTCCTGTAGTACGTGCTCAACAAAAATTCATCGCTCCACCAAAGGCGTCCGTCGCCCTGGAACTGCACCAGCTCGCCGCCCGCGTAGGTCACAGGCTCGCCTGTGCCTTCGTCGGGCACCCAGCCCACCAGCGCCTGGCGTACCTGCCCGCGCCGGGTGTGCAGCTCCCGCAGAACGTCCATGCCGCTGGCGCTGCGTGCGGCGTCCAGCACGATCAGCACCGCAAAAAGGACGGTGATGTCCTGGTCCACGGGTCCGGTGTGAGCCATCTCCAGCCCGGTGTCCTTGAGCGGGATGAGGTAGGCCGAAGGGGTGGACACCAGGCCGCGCATGGCTGCGTCCAGGCTGCTGGCGCCGTCGATCTCGCGCATGCCAGGCATGTGCGCCTTCAGGCGTTGGAGGGCGTCCTCAAACCACATGGCGGGTCAGCGAAAGGCGCGCAGTTCGCTGCGGCCGAACACCGCAGGTGCCGCGTCAAAGCGCACGTCGGTGGTGCTTGCGTTGGCGGGTGCTGCCGGGTCGGTACCGCCCAGGCTCAACTTGCCGGCCGCAATCTGGCCGAGCATCTTCAAAGCGTCCCGGTAGTCGCGTGCGACCGGGTCCTTGGACTCATCGGCAATACGCTGGCCCTGCAGCAGGTAGCGCGCAATCGCCCGTGCCCAGGCCGTCAGCAGGCTCTTGCCGGTGGAGGTGGGTGGCAGACTCAGCGGCAGCCCATAGCCCCGCTGTGCCAGGTAGCCATCAATCACCGCACCAGCCTCGGCCACCGCGTCCTGCACGCGCTGCAGCGCCGCATCGGCAGCCACCACCTGCTCGGGGGTCCAGGCGCTGCGGTCGGTGCCACGCAATGTGGCGTCCATGAGCGCATAGGCCACCACGGGCGCGGTGTCGCTGCTGGCGGCCAGGGCCAGCTCACGGGCTCCGGGGCGCTCGGCCAGTTCGGCGGTGGTGATGTAGGGCATGGGGTGGATGTTCAAAAATGAGGGTGCCGGGGCTGTTCCTTGGTGGGCCTATCCGCGCCCCGGCTGCAGACGCGGCGAGCGCCGCGCGGCCCGTCTTGGGTATCAGTTCTGGGCTGAGTCGCCCGCGCTGCCGTCTGTGGCGGTCAGCTCGCCCACCTGCTCTTCCGGCACTTCCATCAACTGGGCGACCAGCATGGGTTCGCGGTTGATCTGCTCGTACTGCTCGGGGGTCAGTTCGCTCAGCGGCACGATGGTGGTGCCGTGCCATTCACGGCCCGCGCGGCGAAAGCCGTCGCGCTTGCTGATGACCTGCAGCACCTGGCGCATACCGGGGGTGGGTTTGCCTTGCAGTGCTGCCAGGGCTGATTTGGCGGCTGCGGTGGCGGTCTTGTTTTTTGGGGCGGTTGCCATGGGTGTTGCTCCTAAGGGTTGGGCCGGTGGGCGATCAGGCGGCGAGCCAGGGGCAGACGACAACCTTGGACAGGTTGCGCATGACGTTGCTGGCGCCGTTGGCCAGGCGCTCGGCCTGCACCACTTCCAGCGCCTGCTGCTCCAGGGATGGAGGCACCCACAGCTCGGCGCTGCGGATAACCAGCGGCTTGCCGTTGTCGCCCTTGAACGACTGGTGGGCAGCGCGTGCGTCGGCGTAGCTGTTGACGTCCAGCGTTTCCTTGCTGGCGTAAGCGAGCTGCCACAGGCCCAGGCCTGCGTTGCCCCGGCCATCGGCGCCCCACACAAACACGTTACGGCTGAAGACGTTGTCGTCGCTCAGGCTGGTTTTTGCCTGGAAGCCGTAGTCGCGGCGCTTCTGGTAGATGACGGGTTTGATGACCTTGGTGT